GATTGGAAGATGCCGCAGCGGACTTGGAAGCTGGCGGCCAATCAGTTTGCCATCATGTTTGGCGAACGCTTCACAAACGCGATTCACTAAAACCCGGCCCCGCACACACAGAATTTCTTACACGTCCGAATCGAACCTACCGTAAACGCTGACATTTCAGGCATCTTGACGCCTTCACTGTCAAAAAACAGACAATTTACCTACCCCACAGCTGCTACCCTCACTCCACGGCATGAGCAGGACCGTTGCATGCTGCGAGTTGTCAAGCGGCTGTACCTCTTGGCTCACTTGACGTTGCGGGTGACAATCCGCGCATTTTTACCTGATAGCGAATGATATCCTTTGTCAGTCCTGCATAAGACGGGGCTCAAGATTCACATTTCCAATCTAGGAGAATTAGATGTCAGGTTACTACACCATCAAAAAGTCTAACGCCGCCCAGCCGTATCATTTTGTTCTGCGTGCGGGCAATCACGAAGTAATTCTGACGAGTGAAAATTATGTTTCTAAGCAGGGCGCACTCACTGGCATCGCTTCATGCCAAGTCAATAGCCAGAACGATGATCGCTATGAGCGCAAGCAGTCTGCCGCAGTTCAACCGTACTCGTTCGTGCTCAAAGCTGCAAATGGTGAAGTAATTGGACGTAGCGAAAACTATGTGAGTGCGGCTGGCCGAGATAACGGCATAGCGTCGGTTAAGGCAAATGGTTCAACCAAAGATATCCGTGATGATACCTAAATTATAAGTTTATTAGGTGGAAATCTTTGCGTTATACCGTAGACTGAGAGGATCTACGGTTTTATTTTTGATATTCTTCTGAAATCTATCTAAGCGCTAGATTCCAAATACGCACTCCGCCTTTGATCCCGCAGTTTGATCTGCGTCAGGCATCCAGCGACCGTAGACACGCGCAATCATCGTCCAGTCAGCATGTCCCATCTGTTTTGCCACCCACATAGGGTGCTCACCGGCCGAGAGCATCATGCTGGCGTAGGTATGTCGGGTCTGATAGGGGTTGCGATACCGCACGCCTGCATTTTGCAGTATCCCGGTCCATAAAGTCTTGCGGATCGGCTGGTCCCCTTCCCAGCGACGCCCGAGTCGAGGATTTTGAAAAACTTCTTCGCCCTTCGCCCAAGTGAATGCCTTTTGCTCCTGCAGAGCATACATGGCGCGCTCCAGCAGCTTAACTTCACGGCGGCCGGCGTTTGTCTTGGTGCTCTCTGCCACCTTTGAATGTTGCGTGAGGGCTCGTGTCACCATCACGACGCCGCGCACGAAGTCGACGTCGGCCCAGTCCAGGGCCACCAGCTCGGACGTGCGCATACCTGTCCAGAAGGCAAACTGCAGCAGGTTGCGCCCCTGGCCGGTTGCTTGCGCGAGAATCGCCGCCTGCTCCTCTTTCGTGAACGGGTCGATATCGTCCTTCGACTGCGGCGCCTCCACCTTGGAATAGCACCATCGCGCCAGCGGGTTGACCTCGATCAGCTCGTCCTCTATCGCGTCGTCCAGCGCCTTGCGCAGGACGCTCTGGATGTTCGCCATGGTCTTGTTTGTCGCGTTCATGGGCTCCAGCTTCGCCCGCACGTCTTTCTTGCGCAGCGCCGACAGCATGATAGTGCCGAACCAGGGGATCAGCTGGCCAACGACGATCTTGCGATAGCCGTTGTATGTGCTGGCCTTGAGGTGCTTTTTCTGCCTGTCCAGCCACTTGTCCAGAAACGCCTCGATGGTCTGCACGTCGCCCACCTGGTCGGCGAATTTGATCGCATTGGACGAATGGGGAAACGTTGCCGTGTAGTCAAAGCTGTTGGTGGAAATCGCATGCAAGATCGCTGCCCGATGGTTCTCGGCCCGTTTCAAGTTAGCGGAGGTGGGCTTGAGCGCGATCCTTTCCCGGCACCTGGTGCCGCGATACATGAAGGTGATTTCGATGCTGCTTTCCGATGCGGCTTTAACACCTCGCCCGTCTCTACCCATGATTCATACCCTTTCACGTCAATTAAAATTCGATTGTCTGGTGCCTTGATCCAGACGGCATCTTTCGGCCAGATCCCGTCCCGGATCTTTGTTCTGATTGCGTCGGGCGTGTAACCCGACTCGGTAGAGAACTTCGGTATGGTCATGTAGCGAAGCATTTCTTTTTCCTATTCTCGGAATCGGTTTGTACCGCCAAAGCAAACGCTTCGGCCTCCGTGTATTGCGGCACCTCAGCGCCTGGCTTGCGGTAATCGCGCAGTCGACAAAATTCCTTGTACTCCGCTTCCTCGGCAGGGGAGGCCGCTGTCATGCTGGGCACCAGACAGACGCGGCTGCTTTCTTGACCACCTCGATGGCGCCCAGCGGCACGGCCCTGAACATGCCCGGCCACTGGTGGTCCAGCTCGACCCAGGCGTGCATTTCGCCATTGCCCACGTCGCGGCGCAGGTCGTTGACGGTGCCGGCCTGGTAGCCCTCGTCGGTATCGAATGTCACGTGGTCGCCCAGGGCGACTTGCCGCGGCGAATTGGTCAGGGTGGTCAGCATTGCGGTGCTCCTTTCAGTTTGGCGGTAACGCCGCACACGCCGAAGTGGTCGAGGGCGGCCTGGATCGCGTCGCCGCTGGAAGCGGCGATCGCGGCGTATTCAAAGCGTTCGGTTTGCGTGCGAACGATCACGGCATAAGTGCTCATGTGCCATTTCCTTCTTGGGGTGGGGTGTCGGGGAGGATCAGCCGTGGCCACGGGCAGGCGTTGACGGCCGCCCAGGCGGCAATCAGGGCTGTTTTTGCCTCGTCGGGCAGGTCAGGCGCGGGCGCCGCCGGCGGCGTGGCCGGGGCAGGGCGGTCGGGGTGCGTACAGTTATTTACACGAGTCCGAGGAACGGCAACCCCAACAGCCACCCCGCGCCCGCCTGTGGCCAGTACAGGCGTCCACGTATGGCGCACGGACTTGAAGACCACGCCGATGAGGTCGCTGCAGCGCACGCCGTAGGGCGTGGTGCGCAGCGTTTCGCCGTAGCGACCGATGACGGTCTTTTCGTCCTTGGCCAGGGTGACGACCAGTTCCTTGCGCGGCACCAGGGCGCCGCCCTGGGCGCGCAGGTATTCGGCCCAGCAGGCGCGCTTTTCGCCGTCGATCTTTTGCACGGCATCCCAGGCGCGGCGCATGGCGGCCGGGGCTTCGTTGAGCATGCTTTCCTCGATGCGGCGCAGTTCGCGCCACACGGTGACGGGAGCGCCGCCCCATTGCTGGAATTGGCGGATGCCCCAGCACGCGGCCCAGGACTCGACGCGCGCCGATGGCGTCAGCTCGACATCGCCCTCGGTGTCGGGCGTGACGACGTAGCCTTCTTTCGTCTTGTGCTCGGCCACGCCGTCGATGTTCTTGGCCACGTACTTGGCGATGTAGCCGGCGGCGCTGCCCTTGGCCCAGTCGATGCGCTTGACGTCCAGGCGGCGCGCGAAGGCGCCCGGTTCGCCACGGTCCACGCGCCAGGCGTAGCGTTTCATGATGCGGATGGCGCGGCCAGCCACGTCCCGCAGGTGGGTCGTCTTGTATTTCGCGGTGGGGCGCACAAACAGCAGCAGATGCCAGTGCGGACAGCCATCGTGGTGCGGCTCGGCGATGCGAAAGCCGTACAGGCCGATGCCACGCCGCGCCAGCGCGGAGCGGCACAGCGACGTCATCTTGCCCAGGTAGGCGTTCGCCTCGCGCGGCGTAGAGCCGTCGAACTTGTCGTTGGGCTTGCCGCTGTGCTGCATGGCGTGAAAGCGCGACGGGCACGTCCAGGTGATGAAAATGCCCTGGTCGCCGCATTCGCGGGCGATCTGCTCAAAGCCGTTGATGCGTAACATCAGCTCGCCACGGCGGATGGCCTTGTTGGCCGTCGTCTTCTCGGCCAGCTCGGCGATGCTGAATTGCTGGCCATTCTCGTTCTGCACCAGCGTGGCGGCCAGCGCTGCCGCGTTGCGGCGGTTTTGCGCCAGGCGCGACAGCACGGCGTCGTTGCTGGCGTAGGGTTCGCCGCGATAGTTGACATAGCCCAGGCGGATATTGCCCGCTTCAAAGGCGCGCTTGACGCGCTTGCGCAGTTGGCGGCGCCACCAACGGGCATCGACCACGCGGGCAATGGTGTCGGTCAGCGCGTCGAACTCGGGCAGCTCGATGCCATACGAGGCACATTCGTCTTCCATGATCTGCAAGGCGTGCGTTTCAGATATGGCCGTCCACAACATTCTCGTGACGCCAGAGGCAGCGCGCTCGGCGGTGGCCACGATGTCGGCATCGCTTTGCGACAGGTCCACGCCGGCGGGCACGTACTGTTCGGCGAACTCGCGCACAAAGCTGGTGGCGATGGACTCATAAATTTTGTACCAGGATGACCAGGCCATCTTGGCCATGGCCGCCGTGATGACACGGTTGCGCCATTTGTAGGGGATGCGGGCCAGTTCTGGCGCGAACTGGGCGGAGCGTAAGAAGGCTTCGTGACGCTGTGCGTCAGGCAACAGGATTTGTTTAGATTGCATTCAACAGTCTTTCGTACACACGGATAGCAGCAGAGGTGGCGGCGCGCAGCTCGATGCGCTCTTCTTCGGTAAATGAATGAATGGGCGACTCCCAGCGGTCAGCGTCCATGCCGGCGGCGATCAACACGGAGCGGCGGGCACCACGCGGCGACAATCCCCAGGCCTGGGCGATAAAGCGCGCCTCGCTGGCACGCCGCTGCTCGATGGCGCGCAAGCTGGCCCGCTCGGCCAGGCTGGCTTTCGCGGCAGCGATGGCGGCCAGCGCCTCCGGCGCCCCTGGGGGCGTCGGCACGTCCCTGTCACGGGCGGCGAGGATGGCCGCCGCCGGCAGGAACGACAGGTGATTGTCGATAAGGGACGCCGGCATGGTTCAGTCCTTGATGGCGCCGATGGCCCGCAGCACGTCAGGAGTAATGACGATAAGGAGCGACAGCAGCCAGATGCCGCAGGTTTTCGCCAGGCGCAGCATCAGCGCGCCCCTTGCATTGAAAAATACTCAGCCCAATAGGAGAGCGTGCGGGAGGAACCATTGCAGTGGCGGACGCCTTGTTCTGTGGCAAACATGTAGTGCAGCTCGATGGGCATGCCGCCGACCAGCACACGCTGGTGCGCAGGTGTAAAGAAGCCCGCGACGCTCAGTGCTTTTGCATCGCTGATGATGAAGGTGATGTTGGCGGCGCCGAAGGATGATAGGTTTTTGCAATTTGGTGTACGGAGTACGACAGCGCGTCGATGCTGGCGCCAGCGCTGGCTTGCAGCAGGAAGCAAGCTGGAGCCACCGGAACAACACATTGTTGCGGGGCAGGCCGGGCCGTGCTCGGTGCGGAAAGAGTGCCGGTTTGCTTGACGGCGTGCAGCGTGGTTTCCATCGGTTTCCTTATTTTTGGTTGAACGAATCCCGCACGCTCAAAAAGGAGCGCTGCAGGGCACAGCAAAAGAGGGGAGTTACGGCAGCCGGGCTACGGCGGCGCGAGGAGCGGGATAGTCATCAGCAGCCCGCAGTCAGGTCCAGGGCCAGCTGGCTGGTGGCTGCCGCGCGCGCATGCTGGGACATCGGGATGCGGATATCCGGCTTGGGCATGGCGGACAGTGAGAGGGTGCGCAGCACTTCCAGGCCTGCCACAAAAGAGTGCCCGCAGTCCGGGTTCTGGCACATGTAGGTGATTTCCTTGAACATGGCCGACATCGTGCGGCTCTTGACGGCGCGGACGGTGTATTCGCAATGCGGGCAGGGCAGGCCGATGACTCTCATTTCAGCTTTCTTTCCACTTGGTACAGGGCGCGACCGCGACCCGTCATGTTTTTTGACTGCTTGCGTAAGCGCGACTTGACGAGCCATTCAGCCGCCTGATCGATACTTGCCAGCCCTTGCCGTTGACGAACGACTTCAAGCGCTGCAAGTTCTTCGTCGGTGATATGAATTTCGTGATCGGGCATGTTCGGTAGCTTTTCAGTTACTCAAAAGTTACTATTCAGGGACTCGGTTTAAGCGCTGCGACGCTGTACGCTGTCGATGTCGTCAGAAGCAATGGCGGCAAGAGCTTCACGCATGACGATCTGGCGTACCAGAACGGCTAATTCTTCGCCCTGATAATTGGCGATCGACGAAACGAGTTGGTGCTCATAGTCGTCCAGGCGCAGCATGACTTTATGTTTGCGGATACGTTTTGCATCGGGGTACATGGGCCTGCTCCTGTGCAGTTAAGCTTGATGAACAAGGGAGAATTGGTCTAGTTCGGCCTCGTATGATTGCAGGCCACGCAGCAGCATCAGGCGCATAAATGACGCCCGCGAACGGGAGTCTTGCTGCGCAAATTTTTCTACGCGCTCAATCTCAGGAGGAAGTAAGCGAATAGGGATGGGCTGCGAAAGTGGATTCTTTGGCTGCCGCGTCACGGGGGCGATAGTTGTCATAAGGTATGATTTGTATACGTCACATGGTAATGACGTAAATATAGTGCGAAAAACTGCACTTGTAAAGCAAAAGGTGAGAAATTGCGTGAAATTATTGGAGTGCGCCTTAAGGCTGAACGTGAACGACTTGGCTATAACCAGGCTGATTTCGCGGCAGTAGGCGGGGCATCAAAGCGTACGCAGATCGATTGGGAGCAAGGGAAGCAAGTACCAAACGCGGAGTTTCTAGCTGCTGTTTCGGCAATAGGGGTTGATGTGCTCTATGTTGTAACGGGTCAATTCACGCCTGGGAACTTGAGCGCGGACGAGAGTGAAGTTGTTGCTGGATACCGCAAGATGGATATTCGCGGAAAGGCTGGCGTGCTTGGCTTAATCGGCGGAATGAATCAGCCTCAGAACCTTGTGCAGCCAGTGCACCATGGTGATATTGGCCAAAATATCTACGGTAATATCACCGGGCCAAATACGGTAAAAATGCCCGATAAGCGGAAGAAGAAACCCATTTAAATGGGATGTTTCCCCATACCCATACACAGTGAGAGAAGGCTTAATTTTGCACAAAATGTTGTTAAATTGAAATTATAAGTTGTAAAGATGTGGATTTCGGAATGGATAGACCAGAATTTAGTGGCGATGTTGGGCAGAATGTCTTTGGAAATATTGTTGAAGCTCCCCGGCTGAACAATGTAGTTACGCTGCACTTGGGTACAGAAAAAGTTGATGTTGAATTAATCACCGATTTCCAACGACGTCGTATCAATGCTCTGGTGAAAGACCTGTCTGCATTGACAGGCGACCATCCATTGGACGTGTACAGAATCATCATTACGGACTTCGGTTTAAAGAAGATCAAAGAGCTACCGCTTGCGAGGTATTCGGAAGTAAAAAATCTGTTGGAGACTTGGATAAAAGATGCCAAGTCTGCCGAGAACGCCACCGACCAAGTCGAAGTGCTATCAGAAATTACTGCATCCCCGCGACGTATTGGCGGCGATGCCGACAATGCCTGTCAAGTATGTGAGGAGCGAGCCGCTAACATCGGCAAACTTCAACGAACTGCAAAGGTACGGTTGATTTTGCTTAGCATGTCTTTGGCTGCGTGCGGCTGGCTACTATACAAGTCTCCGGTAAGCGGGGAATCAAGCACTTCTTCCGTAGATGGCAAGTGCTACATTGCCGGAAAATCCTACTCGATAGGGCATATTGAAAAATCTAAGGGGAGCGTCCCCGTTGAGTGCGTTGGCGCCACTCGCGATATGCCGACAATGTGGCTTCCCGCTAATCGAGCGCATTAACGACAGCAGTTGCATTGTTTGCGGCTTAGCACTTCCTGATAGGTGAAGTGCGTGAGTTGTGTGCTTAGAGCGCTTGCAATCGTTTCGGGATCTGCAGCCGCTAAAATCCTTTGCCAAATTTCTTTGGAGCGTACCTGGTCAGATAGCCCGAGTATCTGCCGATGAATATGGTTCCGAATCTCTTTTTCCTGACGCTCTATTTCTTCTAAATTTCTGGTGATCATGACACTCTCCAATATTGATGCTTTTGATGAATTAACTGGCCGAATTTTTGCAAAACTGTACGAAAATTTCCCGAAGCCAATCTTCCTGGACGCGAGACGATTTGTGGAAGGTGGCGAAGTCGCTTGCTTCAATGCTGACAGCTTCACAGGTGCCGAACTGACTCCTCCGGCAGAGGTATTTATCAATACCGCCACGTGGTTGGTGCAAGAGGGATACATCTCCGTACGCCCCAATAGCAAGTCAGCCACAGGCTTTTCGGATGCGGTACTTTCCGAAAAAGGTCTGACCGCCCTCAAAGCTGTCCCCGATAGTCTGGTTAGCCGCGCTACCTTGGGCGAGAGATTGGTGCAATCAGTGAAAGCCGGAACTATGGAGACACTCAAAGGTGTAACAAATGAAGTGTTGAGCGTCCTGATAAAGTCCGTGACGCTCCCGTAGTTCGTCACGCCTGTGCTTTGGAATCGGTTTCCGCCGGCCTCCATGGCTCCTCGCTGTTCTCCCGAATGATTTCGCGTACCTCCTTGATGTGCTCCCACGCCAGTTTTGCCGCCCGCTTGGCGCCGTGTTTGCTCTTGTAAACATGCTCCAGCGTCTTGAGCGTACCCTTGGCGCCGGCCTGCTCCTGCCCCGCCTTTTTCTTCTTCGCCGCCACGTCCTTCCATTTTGCCAGCACGCCCGTGATGCCTTCGTCGGGGTCTTTCTCTTCCTCGCGCTCGGCCTCGACCGCTTCCGTTTTCGTTTCAAATTCCACGCGCGTGGTAAAGCCGTTGCCGCCCAGGCTGTGCGTGACCTTGACCGATAGCCATTCGGTTGCGTCGATCTCGGGCTTGAAGCCTTGTACGGTCACGGGCGATTGCGGGAACACGGCCGGGTTGCCCAGAGCCAGGCTCATTTCAAAGGTGGCCAGGCCGCGCAGGATGCGCTGCCATTCAGCCACGGCCGCCGCGCGCGCGTCCGTTTCGTTGGCGAAAGTGGTGCGCAGGCGCTTGCTGTTGCCGGGCACGCCGGCCACCACGCTGCGGCGGCGGGCGTAGCGCTCGTCATGCCAGAAGCGCGCACGCCCGTGTAGGATCACCGACTGCCCATAGAGAGGCTGAGACTGCCAAGGCACACAGGGGATAGG